AAGTAACTACACCATGAGAATTAGCACTATGAGTTTGCTAGGCTCATCTAAAACATCATTTTTCCAGCAAGTATTAGCTGTTCTTTTGTAACTCTAATTTGTACTCTGTGGGAAGTATTACCTTAAAAACCAATACCAGCACTCTTTTAAAGACTTGAATAAACGCACAAAAGTATGAAACTCGGATTTTGCGAGATGAGGATTTTCAAGTTACCTCGTTTCGATTATGAACCCAATACCCTCGATTGCTCAGGCAATCAAAATCGTAGCCATTCGTTGCGAGGGCTACTTTGGGAATCAATGAATGACTCTCTAGGTCGTGGTCGAGAAAGGGGTTAAAAACAACGACAATTCCCAAACACAAGACACACAATACAGGAATACCCCACAAACGCAAGTAATTAAATGATATTAATTTCCACCCAATGTTCTATCCCATTGCTTGTGTCGTGAACGAAGTGAACATAAAATGAATACTAGAAAGGCATTAAGAGATAGTACCTACTCACATATACCAAGAGAACAGTACTAAAATTAATTTTAAATATTATTAGGTTAATAGATAAATATGAGCAAAGACAAAGACAATAGTAACGACAAAGTAAGAAGTATTTCAGGGCTAACACCTAAGCAAGAAAAATTTGTACAAGGGATACTCTCAGGGCTATCAGGAAGTGATGCTTATAGAAATGCATATGATTGCTCTAAGATGAAAGATAACAGCATACATAGAGAATCAAGCGTTCTTATGAGCAACCCCAAGATTACCTCAAGGTTAAAAGCTGGATACAAGAGATTAGAGGATAGTTCTATAACTTCAGCTATCTCTCTCAGGCGTATGGTTACAGAGCAGTTAGTTAAAGAGGCTAAGGATACAGACAATAACGAATCTAGTAGAATCAGGGCTTTGGAATTGATAGGCAAAATTTCAGAGGTAGCTTTATTTACTGATAGAGTAGAAACAAGTACCAATGATAAGACGAGTGCTGAGATCAAGCTGGAGTTAGAGGAAAAGATACAGCAGATGTTTGGCAGTTAGCATTAATGTATGATAGTCAGTACCCACTATCGTTGAAAGCCCCTATTAATAACCCCACCCACCCCCATCCCCCCTATTAAAAAAATCGTGTGGCGTGGGTATACACACTGTTTTACGCAAATAATTTCAAATTTTTCATAATCCATAGGGGGGGGGTATGTTTTTTTTCGACTAGCTTTTGTTTAGGTCTTAATATAGAATGTTCGTATAATGTTCTTAAGGTACCATATAGCATGGGGGTATATATTTTATGACAGAGAAACAATCTAAGCTGTTATTAGCAATAGAAAGCCATTGGGATCAATTTAGCTGTGGACCATCACTAGATTCATTAGCAGATGCTCTAGGGCTATCTTCAAAGAGTACAGTTCATGCAATGATTAAGAGATTAGAAGAAGGTGGCTGGGTAACCATGCAACCGAATAGATGGCGTACTGTAATGAGTACCAGAAATAACCCAATAAAAAAGTTTCAGAATACTATTGACGAACAAGTGAAGATGTGAAAGTATGCATATAATGGGTAGAGCTATCGCTAGAATAAAACTAGCTAGTATTAAACTAGTTTATTTTATATCTAGTTATTTAATATCACCTAGTATTAAACTAGTAGAGTTGCGTGGCATCCTTAAAACTTATCTTTACACTCTTATTCAGAGTTCTCCATACTCTGTTTATTTTTTGGGTGCCACAATTTGAACATTGACTTAAGCAAAATAGATCAGCTACCTAAAGAACAACAAGATGCTTTGCTTGATCTTGTGCATCAATACGAACAAACAAAGAACCAAGAAGATGCTGGTGAAGATTTCTTATCTTTTGTTAAGCAGATGTGGGTTGCCTTTATTGAGGGCTACCACCATAAGATTATGTCTGATGCTTTTAACAGAGTTAAAGATGGTAAGTTAAAACGATTGATTATCAATATGCCACCCAGACATACCAAGTCTGAGTTTGCATCTTACCTATTACCTGCATGGTTCTTAGGTTGTTTCCCAGATAAAAAAATTATCCAAGTAGCACATACTGCAGAGTTGGCTGTTGGATTTGGTAGAAAAGTAAGAAACCTTGTAGGTTCAGAAGATTATAAAAAGGTATTCCCTGATGTTGGACTGCAGTCAGACAGTAAGGCTGCTGGTCGTTGGAATACAAACAAAGGCGGAGACTACTTCGCTATCGGTATAGGTGGTGCAGTTACTGGTAAAGGTGCTGATCTACTCATCATAGACGATCCTCACTCAGAGCAAGAAGGACAAAGCAATGATCCTTCTGTTTTTGATAAAGTCTATGAATACTATACATCTGGTCCTCGTCAGCGTCTGCAGCCCGGTGGTGCGATCATTATCGTAATGACAAGATGGCACAAGCGTGATCTGACGGGGCAGATTCTTAAATCATCAACTCAAAGAGATGGGTCAGATGAATGGGAAGTTATAGAGTTTCCTGCTATCTTGCCCTCAGGTAAAAGCCTTTGGCAAGAGTTTTGGGATATAAAAGAATTAGAAAAGCTAAGAGCAGAACTGCCAGTAGCTAAATGGTCTGCCCAATACCAACAAGACCCTACATCAGAAGGGGCTGCTATTATCAAACGAGAGTGGTGGAAAGAATGGGATGCTGAGTATCCACCTGAGTGCGATTTTATTATACAGTCATGGGATACTGCATTTTTAAAAACACAGCGTTCTGACTTCTCTGCGTGTACCACATGGGGTGTTTTCTATAAACCAGACGATGATGGCATTACACAACCACAAGTCATATTATTGGATGCTCACAAAGAAAGACTAGAGTTTCCAGATTTAAAAAAGAAAGCTTTTGAAATGTACAATGAATGGCAACCCGATGCTTTTATCGTTGAAGGTAAAGCTGCAGGTATGCCATTGATATTTGAATTAAGACAAATGGGTATACCTGTGTCAGAATATACTCCAAGCAGAGGTAATGATAAGATAGCTAGGGTTAATGCTGTAGCTGATCTATTTGCATCTGGTATTGTTTGGGCACCTGATAGAAGATTTGCAGAAGAAGTAGTAGAAGAATTTGCTGCGTTTCCTGCAGGTGAGCATGACGATTTAGTTGATTCAGCGACCCAAGCTTTAATTAGATTTAGACAAGGTGGATTTATACCTTTATCCTCAGATGAAGAAGAAGAATATTTTCCACCAAGAGAAGCAAATTATTATTAATGAAAATTTATATTACATCTTTTATCCATGATGGCAAAGAATATGAAGGACCAAATATTCATGCTGATTCATTTGATTCTGCTAGTATTATGGCAGAAGGGCAGGGTCTAAAAGTATGTGGTGAGCTTACAGAAATACTACAAGACATCACAGATAAAGACTTAGATAATAATAAAATATTACATTAGGAGATTAAATGGCAGAGAAACCATTACAGACCCCAGAAAAAATTGTTGAAGATTCTCCTTTAGAAGTTGTAGTAACTAATCCAGATGAGGTTGCACTATTAACTGAAGATGGTGGAATGGTTATTGATTTTGAAGAAGGTTCTGAGTTCGGTACAGAAAGCTTTGATGATAATATCGCAGAGTTCATGGATGAATCAGACCTTGAATCATTGGCAAATGAACTTGTGGGTTATTACAATTCAGACAAAGAATCAAGAAAAGATTGGGAAGAAACCTATACAAAAGGTTTAGACCAATTAGGATTAAAGATTGAAGACAGGACTTTGCCATGGCAGGGTGCTTGTGGTGTATTCCACCCTCTTTTAACTGAATCAGTTGTAAGGTTTCAAGCTGAAACTATCACAGAGTTGTTTCCAGCTAAAGGACCTGTTGATACTAAAATTGTTTCAGACATAGATCAAGAAACTCAAGATCAATCTTCTAGAGTTAAAGATTACCTAAACTACTTGCTTACAGACAAGATGAGTGAATACAGAACAGAAACTGAAAAGATGTTATTCAATCTGCCATTGGCTGGTTCTGCATTTAGAAAAATTTATTATGATCCAGCATTAGAAAGACCAGCAAGTATGTTTGTGCCTGCTGAAGATTTTGTAGTTAGCTATGGTGCATCTGATCTTAGCACTTGTGATAGATCAACTCATGTAATGAAAAAAAGCACGAATGATATTCGTAAGCTACAAGTTATAGGCTTTTACAGAGATGTAGAACTACAAACACCATCTGCAGATTACTCTAATATACAAAGCAAGTATGATGAATTAACAGGCGATAGATCGTCTTATGACTTTGATCAAAGGCATATATTACTTGAAATGCAAATTGATTTAGACTTAGAAGGCTTTGAAGATAGAAAAGATGGAGAGCCTACAGGCATAGCATTACCTTATGTGATTACACTTGAT